CGCTTCATTACCAAGCGCGGGCCGGGTGGCGTACCATGGCCCCCCTCTCGTCGCGGATCGCGTAGCGTCGTCGGCGAGAGCGGTCCCCGGATGCATTCTACCTTGGTCGACACAGGCGAATTGCGCGACTCGATCCGCTATGTCGTGAGGCCGGGCGAGGTCGAGGTCGGGTCGGACGGATTGACGAACCCGATCAAGGCGCTCGCAAATCAATTCGGATCGCATCGACAAACCGTTGTCTTGGCGCATACACGGCGCATCAATTCCGCCTTTGGGATACCGTTGCCGCGCCCCATCATGGTCAACGTGCGCGCCCATGGTCGGATCACGAACTTACCGGCCCGCCCGTTCGTCGGCGTTGACGACGACGATCGCCGCGACTTACTTGAGGCGTGGCGCGATTATCTCAAGGGCCTTTTCCATGGCTGACCCGGACCCCCTCGCATTTGGGATCGACCTCGACGATGTCAACGCGCGGTTGATCCTCATGGGGTACTTTGTCGACGTCGCCGATGTGCGCGCGGCCGAGGAGGCTATGTCGGCAGGCGACGGGTTCGCATTTCGGGCGCCGGCCGCCTTTACCTCGATCGCCGACGAGCAAGCCGACCGCGACCGCGTCATGAGCGGATCGACCAATCACGTCCAACGCGTCAACGTGCGCCTGTCCGTCCTTTTCGCCGAGCAATCGGCGCGCATGGATCGCAGCGCCGACCAACAGGTCGACCGGACGCGCAAGGCGATCATTCGCCAGCTTCTCTACTGGACGCC